CGTCATTCCTGCCCTGTAGCTTTCGTCAGCTCGTCCAGCATAATATCGAGCTTCTTCTGCAAGACTTCCGAGCATGTCGGCGAGCATTGCGGCGTCGGCTCCGGCTGTTTTGCTTCTGACGGCAGCGGCAAGACTTGCGGTGTGCTTTGCGGCGTCCAGGCGGGCAGCGAGTTTTGTTGCTTCGGTGCGCAGCTGGCTAACAGTGGCAGACATACCAGCAGCAGTGGCAGCAGATTTAGCGGCTTGTGCTTGTGCATCTTTAACGGCCTCATCACGGGCGATAACCCGCCCTTGTTCAATCATGCGGGCTGCGGTTTGCGCATTCGCAACCTGTGAAGATTCCGCGCTATCACGCTCGGCCCACTTCTTTTCCCAGCCGCGGTTATTCCAAACACTGCCAGCGATAAATGCACTGACCACCAGCACCACGGCAACAATAAGCTGAGAACGAATGCTCATAGCAGGATTACCCCCACAAACAGGAACCATCCCCAGCCAGGCACTCCCATAACGGCCAGCACGCCGGCCGCAATGAAGCAAATGCTGCTCGGGCTCATCAGAATACCCCCAGAACTGACACCGGAATGCCCGGGTTAAGTGGTCCAAACCCATCATCCAGCTTTTGTGGCTTTTCTCCCCACAGGCAGACCTCGCGCTCAATCTCGCGGCGTGTCATCAACCCCACCCACTTCTTCTTCCCGGCGTAAATCCAGACGCGAAGTTGATCACATGCGCCTTTCGTATCGCCCAGGTTAATTTTGCGTAGCAGCGTAGAGGTTTTGAAGTTACCAGCGCCGACGTTGTACACGAACGAATAAAGCGCGCCGCGCATTGTTGCCGGGATAGGAACCTTGATGTAAGGGTCAATCTGGCGCGCCACAGTATTCAGGTCTTTTCTGAGAAGAATACGGCACTCAGCCTCGGTGTAAGTCTTCCCGAGCATAATGTCATTGCCGGTGTGTCCGTAACAGATAGTCCATTTGTTGACCACGTCCTGGTAGGGAGTGTATCGGACACCTTCAAGACCGTCATTCCCGGTCGGGCCGGTAATCAGCGCGGAAGCGATGGCGATAGCGCCAAGCGGCACCGCCGCAATAACGCTATTCCTCAGCTTTGTTGACATAGCCATTAAGACGGTCCTCCCGCTCTTTTCGTCGGTAATACCAGTTCACGCCGCAGGTGATAACGGTGCATGCGATACCGACAATAATTGCCCAGTCACTTAAACCGAGTCCTGCCACTTTGTCGGCCAGCATCCACGATACCTCTTTAGTTATTTCGGCATGGGCCTTTGCAGAGACACCGCAGCCAGTCAACGCGGTTCCCGTCCCATATGAAAGTCTGCTGTAAATTGTGCTCATTCGGGTCATAGCCTCACCTCCGGATATTTCGGATGGCGCTGTGTGTGATAGGAAGGGATCAGGCTCGCGGGCTCTTATGTCAAAGGGTAAGTTAGGAGTGATTCCCGGAGACTGAAATGAAAAGGCCCGCCGAAGCGAGCCTGAAGAATGGAGCGGTCAGCGGGAATCGAACCCGCATCATCAGCTTGGAAGGCTGAGGTAATAGCCATTATACGATGACCGCAATTTAGTGCGCAGTGCCGGGTGCCTCCCGGTGAGTCAGCCAGTCAAACTTCCTCGCGCGAGCATTTGAACATTATCAGTTTTGACTGAGCGCCCCGCCGCATAGGGGGATTCACTGCATCAATAACGTAAAACATTTTCATAAATTACGTCAATGCATTATCCATTACGGCGGACGGTGTTTGCCGTTGCATTGATTTTGCCACTATCCGTAGTGGCCACGCTCATGCCCTTGAGGTGCTGTCGCTCTATCGCCGCTGATAACCGGTGCACGCCTGGCGTTCGCGCTGCTCTACCGGAGCTAGTTTTGATCTATGAACCCTTACCCGTCGCTACACAGGCTCGCTCAATGGCGACTCGGGGCAGCATCATAACTGCTGCTTTGCCTTTCGGCTGCGGTCTATCCGTTTACTTGTACATTTTCATACCCTCCAGAAACGCAAAAGCCCCGGCTAATGCCAGGGCTTGAATAATTCAATCTTAGATATCAAATGGATTTCGTTTTAAATCCAACGCTTCCTGTTGTCGCCAATGGAGCCATTCTGGTTTTCCCGCCTCAGCCTCTTCGGCTGTGGCATACGTCCTTAGATAAGAATACTCAGTCATTGCGATACTTACGCCAGTATCAGGGAAAAGCCCATGGTAATAGTTAATCCCATCACGACTATACCCTGAGATGCGGATTTCCTGCACAAAGGTTTTTATTCCATCATTGGTATTTACGCAAGCTGGAGAATAACGTGTTATTTCTGAGTTGTGCATAGTTCCACCTTTATAGAGACGAACCGCACATCCTGCGCGCACCACCCGGCGGGTAGTGCGTGAATTTTACCCTTTCCCAGTATTACTGGCCAATAAAAAACCCGCTCGATGGCGGGTTTATAAAACTTTGGCAACATATCAAATATGCTTCAAATATGGCTTATTTTGTTGCATTTTGCAAGCGAGATTGACGGAGATAGTGAAATTTACTTCACATTTCGACCACTTTAAGCACCTCTTCGGCCTCATAGTGATCCAACGCTAATCCCAGAGCGTGTTCGTCCAGATCCATAAATGCCGCCTTTAGCCCCGCCCAGTGGGCAGAATACACACGCAGCCATGTCGAACGGTCAACGCTAACCATCCGAGCCAGCGCGGCACCAGCATAGTCTTTATAGGTTTCATTGTTTCTGGTGGCGGCAATCTCCTGCCCCGCCAACCATACCAGGCCGACCAGCTTCTTAACTACGCGCTCCTGGAGCGAGGTATCACCCAGGCATTTTTGATATGCCTTCCAGACGTGTTCACACATCATCACCTGGTGTTTATAGCTCAGGTCGAAACCGTAGCAGTACCGCAGCCAGGCCTGCTGGTATTCGCTAAGCGCGGAAACAGCCCGGCGCCACGGCGCGGATTCAAACTCAGCGTCTTTTATCGGAGGCATTGGCCTGCGGCGGCTGCGCGTTTCCAGCACATACAGTGGCGCGGCCAGCGAGTTAACAAAGCGGATCCCCTTCTCTCCCTCGAGTTCTACGAGATGGATGCCCCGCCGCGGTGAGGCGCTTTTGTCTGCTGGTGGGTGTTCACTGAAAGCCTCAAGCTGACCTTTTGTTGCCCCGGAGAGATCAGTTAACGCGCGGCGAAGTTCGATTCTTACAAAATTCAGGTTCTGTTGATTCATGCGGTTTAGCGCTCCATACACTTAAGCTTTCGCAATTACGCCGATTGCCAGCGCCCGATCCAGAAAACGCAGCAGCATCTCTAACTGAGTTCCGTGCTTCTGTTCGAATGCCGATACACCGGCGTGCAATTCGTCGTGACACTCTCTGCACAGAGGGATCACGAAGAGGTCGTGGGCTTTTGTTGCTGTACCGCCCATACCGTGCCCAACGATATGATGCGGGTCATCTGCTGGCCGCCGGCAGCACTCACAAGGCTGCGTTTTAACCCAGCGGGTGTACGACTCATTAATCCAGCGGCGGCGCTTAGGCCGCAATAAGAATGATTCTGGTGATTCCGGATCCGCTTTTAACGTCAGAACCGGCTTGACCTGCTCAATCTGTGGACGTGCCTTGCCCTGTAAAATGCTGGTGGCGGGCAGCGCTGGAACGATATCACTCTCCCGCATAACGGATTGATGGGGCTCTTCTGGAATACGTAGCGCCCGTTGCGCCATTCCTTCGGTGATGGCATCAGCGATACCAGACTGGACTGCCCACCAGCACAGTTCAGCCAAAGAGAGAGAGCGTTCTTTGTTGTAACCCAGCCCCGCCTGCACAATATCAATAACCCATTCGGCGACATTGCCCAGCGCGAGAGCCTGTAACTCTTCCGTCGTCTGCCCACGCAGTTTGTTATCGCAATGCCAGCACACCAACAGAGCGCCAGGCTGATGCCATAAGGTAGTTAATTCCGCATGATGGTAATCCGGATCCGGGTTCTGGCACTTCGTGACGCGCTTGCGCAGCCAATGTTCAAGCCCCGCCATTCCACCAGCAGCAGCAATAACCCTCTCATCGGTGAAGAAGGTATTTAACCGGGAATCTTCCAGCAACGGCTGCCGAGCATTGGGGATCCGACCTGACGGAAATCGAGCCATGTTTTCTGGCTCCCGCTCGACCAGTACCCGCCCAGATGCAAACAGGTGCATTAACTCCCGGCCAGGCTTAAACAGCACCACGCCAAGGCGCGGCACTATTTCAGGTGTGAGTAAGGCTCTCATCGTTATCACACCCTATCAATGGACCGTTTCGAGCAGCTTCAGCAGCTCTGCGAATTTTGATTCAAAGAAGTGCGGTTGTGTTTCGCGAGGATTCGCTGGGCTGGTGATGTTTTTTCCGTACATACAGCCTTTCGCCGTCATGGACCAGAATTTTTTAACTCCATTGGTCCCGGTGCGGCTACGGCGTTCTTTCTGTTCAACAACGCCTAGTTTCGCCAACTGCTGATACGCCTGACTCGCAGACAACCTGACATTATTGGCTTTTAGTAAAGCACTGAGGGATTGTGTCGACCGGCTGGAGCCATCGAGGGCACCCGCAGGCGCATCAATAGCATATGAGGGCATCAGATCCGGTAATCCGGCCACTTGCTGCAACTTCTGGTATGCGCCAAGTTTCGATGAGTTTGAGAGATTAAGCATTCGAGCTGCAGATTCCAGGAGAATTACCCCGGCCTGAATACGGTCAGCATTCAATGTTGCTGCGCCAGCAGAGTGAATAGCGTCAAACGTCCTAATTACTTTCAGATTAAACGCCGCGCTGATCCACATTGCGTAGGCATAAACTAACTCTTTACAGACATATGTACCGGGATTACTGCCCCCACGAATTACCTCTACAGGTGCAAACGCCAAATCTGGCGTTAGCTCTGAGATCAATTCGGTAGCCATACCAGAACGGTACCAACGGTTTGGACTGTGACGATCTTCTCCACCGGCTGCGCGGTGTAAATCGTTAAGACAAAAACGACCATCGAAATCTTGGCGAACAGAAACGCCATCGATGATAAAGAATGAGTGATTTTTGGGCGTAGCAGTGCCCACAACATGATTATTGGTCATATTCTCTCCATACACTGATTGTTGCGAAGGGCCTGCACGCCCATTTCGCTTGCACTGTCCGACATTACTGCCATCGCGCCACTCATTCAACCCACAGTTGGACATATATTTTCCCCTTAATTGAATGGCGTAATGGATATTTCTACCCGGCCTTTCGGCACTATTGGCCCCCATTCCACCAGCATGCGTTTCACCTGGCTGTCGTCCTCCCAGACACCTGCATGCGTCAGCGCGTCAAACAGCGCTTTGTTGTAGTTGTCCAGATCACGGCGGCGCGCGTCCGGTGGGTACAGGGTAATTTCTACGGCAGCCAGCTCTGCTGACGGTTTAGGGAGGCGGCGAAGCTGCTCGATGATTGCCGCGCACGCCGCGCTCTGGTATTTGCGACCGTCCGCACTGACCAGGTGGCGACCGGCCAGCGGCCCCTTGTTAGGGGCGCGCCAGTAGGCGTTAACGCTCGGAGGGAACGGCAATACCAGCTTCATGCCGTGCCCAGCATTATTCTCCGGTTTTGGCTGGATGATGGAGATCCCGCGAGAAACACCGCGGGTGATAGTAATGGCCCCTTTCTTCTCCAGCGCGCGGAGGTGATCCGCCGCTGCGTTGGGTGAGCTGCATCCCAGCAGTCCAGCCAGTTCAAAGTTAGTCGGTGGGAAACCATGCTCGCGCTGGTACGCCACCAGGAGATCCAGAACATGCTGCTGACGTGTGGTTAAAGTCATCATGCGGCAATCCCCTCCAGCACGCTTCTCGCGGCGGCGATGATTTCAATAGTGGGCATGCGTTCCAGCCAAAGCTGGTTAATGTGGGCTTTAAGCTCGTTTTGCTGCTGTGGTGCCAAGGCATCAGCGCCTTCAACCTGATCGAATACCAGACCAACCTCCAGCGGCCAGATGCGAGACTCGGGAAGCGGATCGGCAATTGGTTTTGCCTTTCCTCGGATATGCATACGGATATGGCGAATATTGGACCAACTGGAAACATCCAAGCCTCCCATAGCTGCAATAAAATCGGTGCTGTTCATGCCATATTCGTTGGAGGATTCAAGGGCTACTGTGCGAAGACGCTCGGACATATCAGCCCTTGCCTCTTCGGTGTCGAATTGAATTGACAGCAACCATTCATTCACACCAAACAAGATGCTCTCACGTAAATGCTGTTTCGCTTTGTCGATCGTCAAAGGAGAAACTTGGGTAAATTCTGGTGATTCAACGGAATCCGCTGCCCAGGTATGCCCAAACTTCGATTCAC